AGTGGCAATATACACACCAAACGGAATTCTTGGAGATGCGTTTAATATTAATGCAAAAAGAAATATGGTAGATGTCAGTACTGGAGAACTTGTACTATATCCTTGGAGTGCTACTCAATTTTACAGGACTAGTAGCTCAAGTCAATACGGAAATATTACTACGGGAAATGTTAGTAAAAACGGAACAGAAATTGTTATAATGAATGGTGCTCTTTCCTTGGATGCTTTACAATTCCACTACATAGCAGATTCGGATTTAAATTTAAATGTATAAAAATAAGGAAATCTAATGGCATCTAATTCGTCTAGTTCGTTAAATACCAGAATATTTGCTCCGTATGTAATATTATCACAAAACACCTCACGTCTTTTGATAAAAATTAGTACTGGACAAGGTTATAGTATTGTTTCAGGAATTACATTAGGAGACGTTATTAGATTTGATCCTACTTTTAGTTCTGGTGGTTTAACAGGACAATATGTTAAATCACAAGCAAACACCGACGCAAATGCCGAAGTTCTTGGAGTGGTTGAAAGTATAGAAAATAATTCGTATACTGTTGTGACTCATGGTTCTATTTTATATCCAAATAACAGATTAGTTGGTCTTTGTGGTGCTAATGGCGGCTTAGATGTTTTATTTTTAAGTCCAGGAATATCTGGAGGATTAACGGGAACAGCAGAAGTTGGAAGTGTTGCTTCTATAGTAAAACCAGTTATACAAATTGCTCCCCATGGTTTTTATTATAATGCTGTTGTTGTAAATTATCTTGGTTTTAAGGTTGGTGGTTCAGCTGGAGGTCAGCAGGCGTTACTTGGATCAAACGAAAATGGTAGAAGTGTAGGAGAAATAATATGGGCATCAGAAGATGCTGTTTTAGAAGAAAATTGGATAAATTTAAGTGAAGATGTTCTTTTAGAAAAAGATAATTATCCAGAATTGTTTTCTATATACAAAACAGATAATGGTCCTTGGCAAGAACAATTAACTTTTAGTTCTACGCCAAATGTATATCTTCAAAATAAAAATACATATCAGATTAATGATTCTGGATTTAAAGTAAATTTTGGAACTGTAACAGAAATAAATAATATAGAAAAATCTATTATTATAACTCGAACTACTCCTAATACTACAACGGTTTCGTTAGATAAACAATACGTTAATAATGTTGTTAACGGAGCAATAACTGATTTAAATTTTGTTTCTAAGAAAGTTTATAAATTTACTATACCAGCCGTAAAATCAGATATTAATCCAAAACAAAATGACGTTGTGCTTGTTCCTTATATTAATAGTAGAGCAAAACCGTTTATATTAAATTTTTCAACAAATCCTGTTTTTGATAATTTAACTATTGGTCAAACTCTTTCTGTGGGCAGTATAACAAATGTGGAAAATAAAATATTGGCAATGCAATATCAAATTGATCAATTAAATTCTAGGACAACATAATAATGAGTACTATTGGATCTAGTGTTGTTTCTGAATTATCATCAGAAAATTCTTCTGTTGGTTCTACTGGTCCTACTGGTCCTACTGGTCCTATTGGACCTATTGGTTCTGGTGCAACTGGTGCAACTGGTAATAGCGTTATTGGAATTAGTCTTGTTGATCGTTATATTATAACTACTTTTTTTGACGGAACTACTTACGGAACTTCAACACAAGCAATAGGTAAAACTGGGGATGGGCTTGTCAAATTAAATTTTTCTAATATTGGAACAGGTAATAGTTTAGGATATAATATAACAAATAATAAAACACTTGCTATACGACCAATAGTTTTTTTAGAAAACGAAAATTCAAAGTATAGCATAAACTTAAATTCAGAAAATAATGCTTATGATATTAATTTAATAACTAATAGTTCTGGTATAACTTTACTTGCTGGAAGTTCATCAAATAAACTATTAACATTCAATTCTACGGGAAAACCGCAAACACTAAACAATACATCTGTAAATGAATATGGTGTTAATTTTGTTTCTGCAAATATTTTTGAGTTTGTTCGTGGTGGTGGCTGGACTGGTTCTACTGGAGCAATTAATTGTTTTGGAAGTGTTTCTGGTATTACTTGTATTTTAAATCCATGTGTGCCAGAATATGGTAAAATGTATGGTTCAAAATCTCACGTATATTATACTAATTTTAGAGGAATGACAGCTTCTATAGGAATAATCAACCCCCCAAACGACAAAAGGGTGTATGGATTTGATTTGTTCGTTCGTAATGCATTAAATCCTACAAATATTTCTGAAAGGTTTGGTGACAACATTAAATGGTCTTTGAATAGGGCTCCTTGTTTTAGTTTTGGTGGTACTACTTGTGATTTAAAACTTTCTTTTTTTGGATTAGGAGGTTCTACTTGTTGGTATGGGTCGGCTGTTGCTATTCCAAATTTGAATAATAAAACTTGTCCTGGTCTTTCTTTGTTTGACTCTAGTTGCTCTGGAGATTCTAATTTTGTAGAAGCAGGAAGTGCTGTTCCTAAAAATATTAACGACATAGGAGCTTGCTGTAGTGTGGATGGTTTATGTGTTGAAACTTACGCATCAGAGTGTTCTGGATTTTTCCATGGAGCAGGAACTACTTGCGGTAATATTAATAATTCTATTTGTAATAAAATAGGTGCTTGTTGTGTTTATATGCCTTCGTATTCTTGTTATGATTACTTAACTTGCACGGAATGTTTGGCTCTTGGTTATGATTCTTCTATTTCAACATTTTTTGGTGGAAATTTTAGTAATTGTAAAAATGTTAATTGTCTTGAGATAAGCAATAATTATTTTAATTTTTTATAAATATAATATGAGCAATTTTTATTCTAACAGTACATTTAATATTAATTCCTTAGGTTTTGGTTTTGGTGCTACGGGACCAAAAGGACCTACGGGACCAACAGGTCCTACTGGACCTACTGGACCAACAGGCAATAGTGGTATAGGATTAAAAAGAATTGATACATGGGTCACTAAAAATAATTCAGATTCAGTTACTATTGTTCTGTCTGACGAAACAAGTATTACTATTAATGGTTTGTCTGGAAATTCGTCAGATTTTGATACTAATCTTTTTAATATAATAGGCAGTACTGCAGTTAGGTCATCATCAATAAATATTAATAGTGGTGTTTCTGGCTCTACTGCTTATTTTACTCCTTTGGCGGGTTTTGGTGAAATATCTCTTAGTAAAATATCAAACGATTTAGTTTTTCACGGAACTACTGCAACATCTGGTATCACTAATGTTATATTATACTCTAAGGGTAATACTTTAGCAAGTTTAATTGATTCTAGTGGAAATAATACACTATTTAAATATAATATTAATACTTTTGGTTCTACGACAAATTCTGTTGCAATAGCAAATTTATCTTCGTTTTTATTAAGAACATCTACTACAGGAATAACTAATCATAACGCAACAGCATCTTTTACTTCTGGAATTACTGGTATAGTTTCTAATTTTACCGATATGTCTGTTTACAACACAACTATTAGTAGTCAGGCTGTTGTGAGTAAACAATTTTATCATAGTTCTAATCAAGACGTTAGATCTATTGTTAATTCTGCTGGTGAAGTACAGAACAGCGGAATAACTTCTTTTTTCAATACTATTTTTGCTAATATTTCTCAAGGAATTTCGTATGGATTTAGAAACTTTGGATCTTGTTTTTATAAAGGATGCAAGTGTTTAGACTACGCAACAAAAGAATATTGTGACACAATTGGCGGAACATTTTCCTCTTCTTCTCTATGTAGAGATATTGTGGGTAGTAGTCCTAATTCAACTGGTTCTTGTTGCCGAGGAATAACTTGCGTTAATACAACAGAAGCACAATGTGGTTTTGTTGGTGGTCACTGGGGTGGAAATAATACAAATTGTGCTGGAGCTTTTTGTGGAGGAGAGTTTACTCATATTGCAGCTGGATATGATCATGCTGCTGTGGTTTATAAAAGTCCTAGTAATATAAATTATTTAATTGGCTGGGGACGAAATCTTGATGGTCAATGTAAAGGAACAACTTCCACTAACGGAATCATTGTTAGTGAATCTGAAACAGCAATTCAACCACACGTAATAAAATTAAAGGGTCAATTTTTATCTAATATTAAAGGGGAAAGTTTGATATGCAGCGATTCGAAGACTGCGGTTATTAGTAATGATGGCAACATTATTATGATTGGAGGAAATACCGAATTAAGCCAGGCAAAGCTGAATCCAAACACAACATTTGGTAGATCAATATATGGTACGTTAAATAGCAGTGGAACTCCTAATCTAGATCCTGGTTGCGTTAAAATACACGGAATTACAATAACAAATCCTACACAAATTTCAATGTGGCACACAACTCATGCATTAATGCCTGATAAAACAGTTCGTACTTGGTGTGATCAAGGATATCAAGATGGTGCTTATAATGCAAGCACTATGTTTGGTGTTAGTGGTAGAGGAGGAGGGCCTAATGGATTAACTGGATTTACTGCAGATTATGTTTATGCTGGACCATATGCAACATATTTTGCTCACCAAAATGGAATGACGCATACTACGGTTTTTAACGAAACACCAGCGCAGTGCGATGGAAACCGCTTTGCCGTTGCTGGAGATAGATTGCAAACAAAAACTTGTGCAGGAGATGTTGCTGCTCCAGCATTTTATTATAATAGCGTTAATAATTTTCCTGGTTTATCTTTCGGGATACCTCTAGAATATTTTGGTAATAGTAATGACTTGAAAGGAGTATTCAGAGTAAAACAATTTGTTGCTTCACGATCACAAATAGTTTGGTTGTCTTATGATCCTAGTGGTTCAACGAATTGGACTTACATCCAGAATCACCAAAATAAACCAGGAATGAAAGGACATTGTGGAGATGGGCGTGATGAGTCAGACAACGGAATAACATATGATGGAGATATTGCTTTTACAAAATTAGCATCAGGAGCTTATCACATAATTGCCTTAAAGAATGACGGAAATATAATAGTATATGGAGAAAATGATTTGGGGGAATCTACTATTTCAGATGAAGCGGACGAGGCTTCTAGAATTCGTGGAGTAAAATTTATAGATGTGGCTGCTACAGCTCATAATACATTTGTTCTTGGAGAAGACAGCATAATATATGCTTGGGGTGATCCATTAACAAATTTAATTCAGAATGTGCCAAAAATAGAAGATATTCCAGCAATATTTAACAGAAGTCTATCATGAGTATAAAAGGAAATAGTATAATTACGGCAGGAACTTGCGGTTCTGTTGGACCAATTGGTCCTATTGGAAATACAGGTCCAAAGGGATCATTTAATTCTGCTACAGGTGGAATAGGTCAAACAGGAGCATATATTGATCAAGTTATTTCTGATTTAGAAAATAATACTATTACCTTTTATAGTTCTGATCAAAGAAATTGTATAAGTTTGTTTGGTTTTACTGGCTCAGAAACAAATACCTCAATTATCAGAGGTGTTTCTTCCTATATTAATCCTTTATATTTTTCTGCCTTATCTTCTATTATTGGTGGTTCTACCTTTGAGTTTTTTGGAATTTCTGGATCTGGTACAATTTCTGCGAATCTTTCTGCAGATAATAGAGAAATTTTATTATCAAGATCAGTATCATTTCCTAATATTGTATACGGAAACACCTCGTCAAATTTAATAATATACACAACACCTAGTTTTTCAGCAACAACTACTAAAATTGGTATAACTGGTGGAACCACAAATCCAATTTTATATTTTGGATTAACTGCTCATAAAGGAGCAACCACAACAGACATAAATGTGTATTCTGATTTTACAGAATCTTATTATGAAATTAATTTTGGAATTACGTTGGGGTATTCTACTTCTGGTATCACTAATGATTCTGTTATTGTTGGAAATGATAATGGTGGATTAATACTAGACTTGAAAAATTACACAACATACAAAATAAAAACCCCAATAGGAATTACTTCTATAATAGGCAATAGCCAATCAAACACATACCAATTTTACACCTTATTTATTGACGGTGCAGATGTTTGGAATTTTCCAAAAAATGTTAAATTTGATACAAGACAAAGTGGAATTAGTGGTCCTTGTTTTCTAGACGGAATGAATATAGTTAGTCTGTTTAGTAATGATGGAGGAAGTAATTGGTTTGCTTCATTTGTTGCTAAAGGTGTCGGTGATTCAAACCTAACATACGATTATTCACAAATTGGTAGATGTACCAAAGATGGTGTTTGTTTAGACCAACAAACAAGATTGTCGTGTAAAAACAATACTGGAACATTTGAATCTATGAAAATTTGTGACTCTAACGTATCTCATTGTGTATTAGATTCAGTATGCAGCACGGATGAAGTAGAAACTAGTGTTTGTATAAGTCTTGGTGGTACTCCAGTAGCAAATTGTCCTGCTGCATTTAAAATTCTAAATCCAACTTCAGTAACAATTGTACAACCAGAAACGTATAATATTACAGAAAAATATGTAACATATAAAAGAAATACAAAAAATAAAAAAATAAATAATAATTGTGTTAGTATATGTTGTGATGGAATAGAAAAATATTGTCAAAGCTTAGGAGATTGTTAAAATGAGTATTCAATTTAGAGCAAGAACAATAACAAAAACTCTCGATAGTTATAGCCCTACTGTTTTAGAATCTGACATTGGGTGTTGTTGCCGAAGTACTAAAGCCACAAGTAATCAGTCATATCTAAGATCAAAATGTATTTCTTCTGGTGGATATTTTACAAATGCTACTAATTGTGATGATTGTGATGATGATACTACTGCAGCATGTCCTGCCGCATTTAACTTTCTTTCTAATAATTCAGGATCTTGTTGTTATTCTTATAAAGAAAATAATATATATTATTTTAATTGTGTAAATAAACAATCTGATATTGAGTGTTTAAATATTCACGAAGGACGGGAAGAAGGTATTAAATATAAATTTACACCTAATAGTAATTGTGAAGATAATTTGCCTTGTACAATGAATAAACAATTAGGAAATTGTTGCACACAACAATTAGACAATTCTGTTTTGTGCTCTATATCTCAAAGAAAACAGTGTAGTGGTTTTTGGTCTCGTAATGATTATATTCAATCCTGTTCTGGATCTACTCATTGTAATGGCGTATATTTTTCTGGAGTTACCGCAGAAAGATCTTCAGCAATTGCTGTTTTGTCAGAACTACAATTATCAAATAATCCTATAGAAAAATTACCAGAACCAAACAGCATTTATCAAGGAGGATTATATGTTGGAATATTTGTTCCTGGAACACCAATAAACTCGATAGGATCTAAAGTTTTTGGAAATCCTTTATCTGGTATGCCCAAAGAATACACAGCAAGGGGGAATACTAATAAAACAAAAACCTCTAGCTGGATATTAATAGCAGCACAGCAAGATTTCCCAGTTCCAAAAAATTGCAAAATGAGTTCAATTACACTTAACAATTCCTCTTACGACGGAGCATTTAATACAAATAAATCAACTTACGTAAAAGATGATTTGTATGATAAAGTTAAAAATTTTTCATATAATGGATTTAATGATTGGTATATCCCAAGTCAGGACGAACTAGCATTTTATGCCAAAACTACAGTTAATTATAGTGATATACCATATTTTATTAAATTTCACGAATCGTTATATCTGTCGTCTACTGTATATTCTGAAAACCAAAATCAAAGCTTTAAGAGTAATTATTTAGTATATTCACAGAATTTTAATAAAGAAAATTATGGAGAAGTTTCTCTTGTTTCAAGAAATACTTTTGTAAATATTCGTCTTTTTAGAAGAATTTATTTAAAAAATTAACATATATAACGTAGGAGTATATATTATGGGATGTAATTGTAATAAAAATAAATCTTTACAAAACGTCAATACAAACAAAATTAATATGGAAAATGTAAATAAAGAAAATAGCAGTCCTATAGAGTTTCGTAAAGAAGCAATAAATGATAAAAAAACTATTTCTGATAAAATAGGAATGGTTAAAAGTTTCTCTAGGGCTATAGTTAGTAGAGGATTTAATAACGAAAAAATAAACAAACCAACAAAACAAATAAGAGCTTTGAGTTGTTTTGGCAATTTACAATCTGGAGGAGAACTTCCTCCTTGTGAGTTTTTAAAGAACAGCCAAACACCGAATAAATTTTTCTGTGGTGGATGTGGTTGTGGCGACAAACCACAAACTTGGTTGACTATTGAAGGAGAAGCTTATAGTAAATTAGATTATCCTAAACTATCTTGTCCATTAAAGATGCCTGGATTTTCTAATTACGAATCTAGCGCACCAGACGAACAAACCGTCCCAATAACCAGGAGATATTACATAGAGCAAATTAATTTTGAAGAAGTTTTGAAGGTGTATGTTACTTCCCCCGATCCAATCGTAGTTCCAGACCAACAACCAAAATCAGAATAATGAAAATTTATATTGCCATAAATAGTATAAAGGAACCCTATGGCAACACCAATATCAAGAGAAACTCTTATAGAATACAGCTTTAGACAACTTGGATCTCCTGTTGTAGAAATCAATGTTGACTGGGAACAATGCGAGGATCGTCTAGATGATGCTCTTCAGTATTTTACAGAACGTCATTTTGATGGGGTAGAAAAGGTATTCTTTAAATATCAACTAACTGCAAACGATTTAATAAACAAATATATTCCAACAGAAGATATTACTTCTCCAAACGAAGCTGACGGACCTACTGGAAAACAAATTGTGTCTATTGTTAAGGTTATGCAATTTGGAATGTTTGCTAATATCAATATGTTTGATGTTCGCTATCAACTAGCATTATCAGATTATTTTGGTGTGAATAGAAATCTTGGTGGTAATGCTTCTATGGGTCTTGCTGCTTATGATTCAACAAAACGTTACATTAAACTTATTGAAGATCTGTTTCAGCCAGAAAAGGCATTAACCTTCAGTAAAGTAACAAATAGATTATATTTAGATATGAAGTGGAGCAATGAAGTTAAGGTTGGTGATTGGCTAGTAATTCAAGCATATGCTGCATTAGATCCACAAAAATTTACAGAAATATTTAATGATCGATATCTTAAACGATATGTTACTGCATTAATTAAACGTCAATGGGGAGCAAACATGTCTAAGTTTGATGGTGTTGCTCTTCCAGGAGGAATTGTGATGCGTGGTGCACAAATTCATTCGGAAGCTGTTAGCGAAATTGCTGCAATAGAACAAGAAATGATTCATAATTATGAACTTCCAGTAGATTTTATGACGGGTTAACATGGCAGTAAATCCATATTTTAAAAAGGATTATTCTGGTCAACAAGATATTGTTGAAGAGCTTACTATAGAAATAATTAAAACTATGGGAAGAGACATGATTTATATTCCCAGAAATATTTTAGAAACTGATCTTTTGTTTGGGGAAGGCAATATTGTTAATTATAATACTGGTATTCCGTTAGAAATGTATATAGATTCTGTGTCTGGTTTTGACGGTCAGGGAGATATTTCTACTAAATTTGGAATAGAAATTAAAGATAATATTAATTTAACTTTATCCAAAAAAAGATTCAATCAAGAAATTACAAATTCTTTCTCGCAAATAACAAGACCAAGAGAAGGTGATTTAATATATTTTCCATTAGCAAAGGCTTTATTTGAAATCAATTTTGTTGAACACGAAAATCCATTTTATCAATTTGGAAAATTATTTTGTTACAAATTAATATGTGAGTTGTTTACTTATAATCAAGAAGAAATTTCTACAGGCAATACAGATATAGATAGTGTTCAGGAAGAACACCAAGAAGCTATTACTATACTACAATTAACCAATATTTCTGGTCAGACCTTATCATTATATCAAGGAGAGACGATATATCAAGTAGACGGTATAACTGGAAATTTGGCAACAATTGATAAACAAACTATGACAGCAGTTGTTCTTTCAAAAATGCCTTATTTAAGCGGAAATACAGCATCTATAGAAATAAGCAATATTAATGGAACTCTAAAAACTTCTAATGTATTTACGCAAACCATCAAAGGAAGTTCTAGTAATTTAGAATTTTATGCAACTTCCAAAACTATTTCACAATCAATTGCAATCAAAAATAATATTGGTAATGTCTTAGAAGGTGATAACGATATTCTATCACTAGAAAATGAAATTAAAAATGTTATAAATTATTCAGAAAAAGATCCATTTTCAGAAGGTAAATATTAATGTTTACTCATTTTAAAAACGATTCAATTAGGAAATTAGTTGTCGGATTTGGTAATTTGTTTAATGGTATTATTATCGAACAAATTAATGCAGACAATAGTAAAAGAATGTTTAATGTTCCTTTGTCTTATGCTACAAAAGAAAAATTTATAAAACGATTGACTGATAATAGTTCTATTACTGATACTACACGTATAGAGATTGGTGTACCTCAAATGGCATTTGAGTTACAAGGAATGGTTTATGATTCTGCTAGAAAACTAAATAAACTTTCTAAAAAAATTAATATTAGCTCTAATTTAAATACAGCTGGTGTTTTGTATAGTGAAGTTCCTTATAATTTTACATTTAATGTTTATGTTTATACTAGAAATATAGAAGATAATTTACAAATATTAGAACAAATTTTACCACATTTTTCTCCTGAATTTATAATTTCTTTAAACATGAACGAACTTAATACTTCTGTAGATATACCGATTGTTCTTGTTGAAACGAATTTGTCTCAAAATTCTGAAGGAAGTTTTGATGACAGGAGAAATATTATTACTACTTATCAATTTTTGGCGAAGTCTTATATATATTCTGGAATCAAAACAGATCAAACTATTAGAGATATACAAGTGACTACTAAAAATTTACCATTTACATTCACTGATACGTTTGGTTTGACTGGATAAAAAATGAACGATGATATTATCTCAAAATCTTTAGGGTTATCCTTTTCTGGTGCAACAGGAGACATAGTTGCAGTTTCTTCAAAAAATTTAGGAATTGAAAATGATTTTGATTATGCTCGTGAAAATATAAAATCATTAATTAATAATGGTTCTGATGCAATAGACGAAATTATAAAAATAGCAAAGGCTGGAGACAACCCAAGAGCGTTTGAAGTTGTAAGTCTTTTGTTAAAAACTGTAGCAGATATGAACAAAGATCTTATAGATCTTTATCAAAAAACTAAAATTGCAAAAAAAGAAGACGTTACTGTTAATAATACTACCAATAATTCTATATTTGTTGGTTCTACAAGCGAATTACAGGATTTAATTAACAAAGATCGTAGTAGAATTAAATCGACAAACAGTCAACATTTTTTAGAAAATAATAGTGATGGGAAGTAAAAAAAAACACGGATATCTTGGTAATCCTAATTTAAAACAAATTAGTACTGAAGTAGAATTTACCAAAGAACAAGTTGCCGAGTACATGAAATGTGCAAATGATCCTATTTATTTTATTAAAAAATACATAAAAATTGTTACTTTGGACAAAGGATTAGAACCATTTGAACTTTATGATTATCAAGAAAAGATGGTTGAAACGATTCAAAATAATCGATATGTTATTGCAAAGCTTCCACGCCAGACAGGAAAAACTACAACAATTGTTGCCTGGTGTGTTCATTACATTTTATTTAATCAAAGCGTAAATGTTGCTATTTTGGCTAATAAATTAAAAACTGCATTAGAAATTATGAAGCGATTGAAAGAAGCATATGAATATCTTCCAAAATGGCTTCAGCAAGGAGTAGTAGAATGGAACAAAACATCTATTCAAATAGAAAATGGATCTCGTGTTATTGCATCTGCTACCTCTGCCAGTGCGGTTCGTGGTGGTTCGTATAACGTAATTTTTTTAGACGAATTTGCACACGTTCCTTCAAACATAGCAGACGATTTCTTTAGTTCAGTTTACCCTACTATTACTTCTGGACAAACAACTAAAGTTATTATAGTTTCTACTCCTAATGGTATGAACATGTTTTATAGTTTGTGGCAAGGAGCAATTCGTAAAGACGGAGAAGAAGGAAAAAGTGAATATGTTCCAATTGAGGTTCATTGGGGACAAGTTCCTCTTTATCCTACAGGACCACTTAGGGACGAAAAATGGAAAGAAAGAACTATTAAACAATTAGGTGGAGGAGCAGGAGGAGAACAGAGATTTCAAAGCGAGTATGAGTGTGATTTTATTGGTTCGTCTAATACTTTAATTTACACATCAAAGCTTCATAATTTGACTTACAAAAAACCAAAATCAAAATCAAAAGAAGGACTTTGGGTTTATGAAGAACCAGAAGAAAAAAAAGCATACGTATTGACTGTAGACACATCAAGAGGTCAGGGTAAAGATTATAGTGCAATATTAGTTTTTGATGTTTCTGATACTCCGTATAAAATAGTTGCAAAGTATAAAAATAATATAATTTCTCCAATGTTGTTTCCTACTATGATATATGCTTTAGGAAAAAAGTATAATACGGCTTATGTTTTGGTAGAAGTAAATGATATTGGTGGGCAAGTTGCAGACATTCTTCATTATGATTTAGAATACGACAATGTTTTAATGAGTACTAATAAAGGCAGAAGTGGTCAGGTACTGAATGGAGGGTTTGGAAAGGGACAAACTGTTTTTGGAGTTCGCACTACTATGCCAGTCAAAAAACTTGGTTGTTCTATACTTAAAAGTTTAATAGAACAGGACAAACTTCTAATTGAAGATGAAGAAATTATTCAAGAATTATTGACTTTTGTTTCCAAACACAATACTTATGCCGCAGACGATACTCATACTGATGATTTAGTTATGTGTATGGTGTTGTTTTCTTGGTTAACAAAACAACCATACTTTAAGGACTTGACTAGTGTTGACATTAGAAAAGAACTTTTTGAGGGGGAAATAAAGAAAATAGAAGAAGATGATTGGTTTAGTTTTGGTTTTATTTCTAATGTAGACGAAAATATAGACATTTTGCCTACAGAATCAAAAGACGAAGACTTTTGGCATAAACTCTAAAAAACTAAAAATATAAATATACAATAAGGCAACAATAATCATTAATTCTAATTTTAAGGAAAATAATTAATCATGGCATCATTCGAAGAGGCATCAACACTTATTGCAGGAATGATATCATTTAACGGTTTAATACCTATTTTTGGTATTACTGGTTCTGATGGTAGTTCCGAAACAGAAATAGGTATTATGACGATTCCTTCGTATAATAACTGGTTGGCTAGACTAAACGATAGTTCATACAAAAATACGGGGCCTACTGGTGCTTGGGCTGGAGAGTGGTGGAGTATCTACAATTATCTTCAATATGGAGGTATTTGCGTTGTTGGAAGTACGGGGTCTACTGGGGCATATTTCGTACAAAATGGTGTTTTGGATCCTTTAGCTACACCACTACATAACGCAAATTTAATAAATATAGATGTTGTTTTTGATGGAGGAAATGCAAATTCTTCTATATCTGCTGCCAGCATAGCAAACACAAGAAAAGATTGTTTAGCCTTTTTGGGAAACAATAAATTGATGGTTATACCTACTGGTTCTGGATACACGTTTCATGGTAGAGATTTTGGTGTTACCGCTGGTAGTGAATACGTTTGTTATTTTGCTGGTCGTAAAAATTCAATCAATGATGTTTCTGTTCCGTCTTCTGCTGACCCGATTAAAACTAGTCCAGGATCAGATGCTGCTGGGTGCTTGGCAAGAACATTCAGAACAAACAATAGGTGGACTAGTCCAGCTGGAACCACGAGAGGACGAATATTGAGTGTTGTTGCATTAGAACAAACTATTACTGAACCCGAATCATCAAGTTTGTTATTGGGTGGTGTAAATCCTATAATACCAATTAATAGTTCTGGATATATTTTAATGGGAAACAAAACTAGTTATACTGGAACAGAAGCACTTAAGAATATTCATACTATAAATTTAATTATATTTTTAAAGAAAGAATTAAAAAATATATTAGACAATTATTTGTTTGAACAAAACAACGAAGAAACTCGACTAAATATATCAAATTCAGTAAAACCTATTCTTAACAACATACTGTCTTCTGGTGGTATACTAAGTTATGCTGTTGTTTGTGACTCTGTAAACAACACAGATAATATTATATCTCAAGGAAAATTAATAATAGATTTGACCATAAAACAATCAGTAACTGCAGAAACTATAGAAATAAACTTTATAATTGATGCTAGTATTTAAAAGGAATTAAAATGGCAGGAAATCATATAACAGACTTTATTACTAAATTTGGTGGTGGCACAAGACAAAACAGATTTCTTGTTTCTGGTAGTATTGGTGGTAGAGGCACTACTAAATTTTCTGATTTTACAAAAAATCAAATTCATGTCAGAGCAGCTAGCCTTCCTGCTTCTACTATCTCAGTAATTCCAGTTAATTGGAGAGGAAGAACGGTCAATTATCCAGGAGATAGAGTATATTCGCCATGGCAGATAACAGTTCTAGACGACAAACCAAAGGGCAAAGAAAGGCTATTTGAAGCATTTCATGCTTGGAGTAATGAAATAAATGATCACGGAACAAACGTTTCTAAATCTTTGGATTTAAAAAATCATTTCAGTACTGATTGGTCAGTAAGTCATTTAGACACTAATGGAAATACCACAAATAAACGCAATTTTATTTTAAAAAATTGTTGGCCAATTACCATTGGTGAAATTAGCCTAGATATGGGAGCGGATAATACTCTTGTTAGTTTTGCAGTGGGTATAGCGTATAGTCACTTTGAATATGATGCAGTAACTTAAATTTGAGGATATAAATATTATGGAATTAGAATTATTTGGTTTTACAATAGGCAAAAAAAAGGCACAGGAAAATACTCCTGTAAATCCCGAAGTCATTACTCCCGACAGTTATGATGGTTCTTATGTTTTAGAAACTGGTGGAGTTTTTGGAACATTTGCTGATTTTTCTGGAAATGCCAGAGACGAAAATCAATTAATTACTCATTATAGATCTATGGCATTGCATCCAGAAGTGGATGCTGCTATTGAGGATATTGTTAATGAGTCTATTGTGCTAGATTTGGACAGAAAACCTATCAAGTTAGATTTAGATAGAGTGAATCTTTCTGAAGTTATTAAAACTAAAATTTATAGTGAATTCAATCACATATTAAAACTTTTAGATTTTTCAAACAAATCTCATGATATTTTCAGAAGATGGTTTATTGATGCCAAGACATTTTATTATAAAAAAATTGATAAAAACGATATTCGAAAAGGTATTATTGAGTTGGTTCCTATTGATCCTGTGAAGATTAAAAAGGTCAGAAAAGTAGAAAAGGATAAGACTGTTTATGGTGGTGCTGCTCCTTTTTCCCCGATTAAAAGTATTCAAGAATATTATGTTTATACTGACACAGATAAGGAAGCAAACTTTCCAACAAATCCAACGGGATGGAAAATTGCACCAGATACAATTGCTTATGTTCATTCTGGTATTATTGACTCCACCACAAAACGTGTAGTTGGTTATTTGCAGAAGGCAGTTCGACCCCTAAATCTTCTTCGGCAGATTGAAGATGCTGTAGCCATCTACAGAATTTCTCGTGCTCCAGAACGACGAGTATTTTACGTAGACGTTGGTAATTTGCCAAAGCAAAAGGCAGAACAATATCTTCGTGAAATCATGAACCGATATCGTAATAAAACAATTTATGATCCTAGCACTGGCGAAATCAAAGATGAGCGTAATCATATGAGCATGCTCGAAGATTACTGGATGCCTCGACGTGATGGTGGTCGTGGTACAGAAATCAGCACTCTTGATGGTGGTCAAAATCTTGGTCAAATGGATGATGTTAATTATCTACTACAAAAGCTTTACCGAGCTCTTGGTGTTCCCCTATCACGCATGATGCCTGATGGTGGTTTTAATATGGGCAAAAGTGCTGAGATTACTCGTGACGAAGTTAAATTTAATAAATTTGTTGACCGTTTACGACAACGATTTAGCAGTATATTTTTTGATCTTTTAAAGACTCAAGTAATTCTTAAAGGGTTGATGACTGAAGAAGATTGGAACAGAATTGTTCAAGATATTGGTTTTAAATTTAATAATGATTCTTATTTTGCTGAACTCAAGAACAACGACATTCTTCGTGAACGTCTAGACATTATTGCTGCTGTGACTCCTTATGTTGGTCGTTTCTTTTCTGCAGAGTATGTTCGTAAGAATTTCTTGAAACAGACCGATGAGGACATTATTGAAATTGACGCACAGATAAATAGAGAAATGCAGAAACAAATCGAAGCGCAAGAAGCACAGGCATATCAGCAAATGTTAGCAGGAGAAGAGCCTGGTCAAGAAGAAGAACAACAGCCAGAAGGCGAACAACCACCCCCACAATGAGCACCGCAAATAGACTAGTCCAGATGATTCTTAGGGGTAAACCCGATCAATTTAATACTGTTATTAAGGAGTATTTGAATGATCGAGCTTCTATTATGATGGAGCAAGTCTATCTAGAAGAGAGTAAAAATATACTAAAATTATTAGAACCTATTCAAATTCAATTAGAATCATTAAAGCCAGAACCAATTGTAATGACTCAATTTGTCCCTGAAAATTCATACCAATTACGAGACGGAGCTGTTGGTATTTTGGACGAATCTCAACAAGATTCCGTGGGTAAACTATATAAAAGTCTAAATACTGATAACAGGCAACGTTTAGTTAAATTACTCTCAGAATCACAAGAATCATTTAATCGCATATTAAATTTAGCAAAAATAGAAAGTACTAAAAATGGAAACAAATAATCAAATTCACTCATTTATTCGACTAGT